TCTGTCTTTATATATAAACTCAAAAGGCAATTCCGCTTTTATTGGATGCCAGATTGAAGCATCGTTCATTTCTTCATTAATAACTTTTTCAAATACTTCCATTTTTTCTGCATATGTCATACCAGAAGCATTGTCAGGTTCAAACCATTCCTCAAAATATTTCTGCTTTAATTCATCTACTCCAAGAATATGCTCTTTTGTCTTTTCATTCGTATCAATAGAACCATATTTTAAAATAAAATGAAGATAATCATAATCCACGGGTTTACCAACTTTAAGATAATTACATTTAAGTTCAAGAATTAAGTGACATAGACTTCCTAATTCCAAAGCTAGTGTGGTTTCTTTGGTATATTTCTTTTCACCATATTTAAGATTAAACTGATAAGGACAATTTTTAAATACTTCAAGACCGCTATAACTTAGCCTTGGCAATACTCCCCGATCTGCTTCAGTGACTGCCCTCACTTTCCCCTCAAAAAAATCACTCATTGACTTGTTATAATCTTCTATTAATTCATTGCTCATTTTCACCCTTCCTCTCTATGCTAAAATAAGTGGGGTTTTCGATATTATTTTTGTCTTATCTACTTACCCCACCGTACCCTCATGGAAGTATTATTATGTAAAAAATTAATATGCTTTTTCCACTAAAATTTTTGAAATTCAATCTATTATGCGGGTTACTCCTGCCAGTCAATCCACCCGTAAGGCCAGCACTGCATACCTATATCACGCCATTTACCAGTTCGTCTGTCTAGATACTGGAATCGTCTATGTTTCGCATTATATCTTTCCCAACGTGAACCGGGCATATAAACATAATGCACACTTGTTCTACCTTTTCTTAATCCAATATATCTGGTACTTTTAGTAATCTTTTCGCCTTTATCATTAAAATAATACATCCGATTATGCTTTACTCGAAAAGTATTTTGTGCTACAGACCCCTTTGGATAACAAGCAGACTTTGTTTTATGACCATAATATACTTTACCGTGATACTTAAACCATCCGGTGCGTGGTTTGCCATGCTTCATAATATAGATATAACCCTGTGAATCAATATATCTGCCATTTCTTGGAATTTTGGTTTTTGCATTCACAGTTACGGACAAACTTGTGACCATCATCATAATACACATTACAGCAATAATAATTTTCTTCCAGTTCTTTTTCATTATAATTTCCTCATTATTAAATAAACAGCGCACATGTTGATACGACCATAAGCATTGGCGATATAAAAGCAACAGCAATATCTTTTTTTGTAATTGTCTTTTTGTCTCTTACATTTAACCAAACGTTAACTCCACCAGACAACATAGCACATCCACTTGCCACAAGTACTTTAATAAATCCGCTCATTTAAATCAGTCCTTTCTTTTAATCACTTCGTTTACATCTTCCATTGTTACTAAAATTTTTTCTTTCATTAGTTGTAATAAGATATCCTTACCCTTGTCAGTGGGAGAATCTTTATAATCAAGCCTGTGCTCTTTATCTAATACAAGATATACACGCACATAAGGAACAAGTGGAGCAACCTTTTTAATTAATTTTTGATAATAGGCAGTCGCTTCAAAACTATCTGAATCACCATACTCTCTATCCAAACCAACAATAACTTCTTCAACTTTTAATTCCTCCAATATAATTTTAATTTGTGTTTTCGAAATATTTGATCCACACAGTCCTACAACAAAACTGTCTTCACCGAAATACGAATACGCCTGTAATACAGATTTCTCAGCTTCAACTAACATCACTTTTTTACATTGTCGTATTTTGTCTTTTGCAACATGTATACCATATAAATTACTTCCAAGTTGATGACTCAAAAAATGACCACCGATTTGTAAAGGAACATATTTACCAAACCGTTCTGCGTCTTCATCGTTTAAAAAGCGTCCCCTAATACCAATCAATCGTTCATTAATATCTCTGTGTGGAATTGTGATTTGATTGGTTAATCCGTAATATCCTATTTCAAAACGTGACATCGCTTCACGAGTTATATGTTCATCGAGCCAGCCCTGATAAGGGGCATACCAAAATATATCAAGTATGTTCTCATTAATCTCTGATAAATTAGGCACAGCCTTTGAATTTTTCTTTACAGATTTTAAACGATTGATCCATTCAAAATCCGTAATTGTTTTTTCTGGGGCAATCTGTTCTGGGTCTTTTTCATAAAGACGTCCTGTCATTGAAGCTATATAATATAATGCTCGATAATATGTAAGCGTTTTACCTTTTAATCTATGAGCACGAATAACTAATTCAATAATTCCATATGAATCTGAGCATGTCCAACATTTAAAGCGATGAGAATCATTATAATATGTCAATTTATAAGGACTGTCTCCACCATGACAAATAGAAGTTGAGAATAAAAGATTCCCCTGATTATCACGTTTATATTCTGGTGAACCAAGGTCTGCACAAATCTTAATTATATCTTCATCAGTTAATGAATTTAATATTTTTTTCTGATCTAAATACATATTCTTACCGTTATACCCAGTTATACCCAAAAAGATAATCACCAATCAAAATCTCTTTTTACTGTTTGTTCTTCTTCTACTGTTTCAGATTTAATTTCAATGGCTGTGGTATCAATTATTTCGGGTTCTGCATCATGCACCTGCGATTCTAAAACAGAATGCTCTCGTATTTTTGCTTCTACAGATTCAATTTGAGTAAAATCCATATCAATAAGATTAAAATTAAAATCTGTTACAAATAGAGGCTCTTCATCCATAATACCCAAATCTAAATAACTCCAAATAATAATTTTTGTAAGTTTTCCTCGTCTTACCTTATAAATCCAATGTCCAATATTAGGCATACGCAAACCAAAATGAGTTTGAATAATTGTGTCTAATTTTTCACGCTCACGTTGATTGGGTTCTATGGAAATGTATCCTACATCTAATTTATTTGCTAATGCTTTTGCACCTGCAAGAAGGTTTTGATCTTTTATCAATGCATTCTGAGCTTCACCGTTAAGCTGAGAAGCTGTATAAATGAAAATATCTAATTGTTGTGCCAAAGTTTTTAGTTCTGTAATAAACATTAATAAAAATTGATATTCTTGAATTTTCATTTTAGATGCCTGTGTAGCGGCAGCCATGGCTTTAGCAGGTGACCATATATAATCAAAATAAAAAATTTCAACATTGAATTCTCTATAATATTTTTTAATTATATTCTTTATATCTTCAATTGAAAAATCTGGAATATGAATTATATAAAATGGAGCCGATTCTATATAATCAATTGCCTTATTAACTCGCTCAAGTTCTCCGGGTTCATATTGACCATTAAGGATATGCTCTTCATTTACTTTACTAACAGTAGCAAACATGATTGTTTGAATTTCATCATTCGGCATTTCAGTAGTAATATATGCAACTGGTTCTGATAATCCTGTAAATTTCCAATTATTATTTTTTTTGTCCCATACTTGAGGTACAGCCATTTTACAAGCATCGGCGGCGGCAGATCTTGTTTTGCCTCCCCCTTGCTGAAAAGAGCGCATATATACGCAACCTTTTCTTCCACCACGAAAAGCTGTGGTTAATCCATCATTATTAAATGGCACACCGAAGTCAGGTGTTTCCATAAGGTCTTTAATTAATTCATGTCCACCCTTTGCCGCCTGAATTTCGGTGGTCAACATATTAGTACAATATTTAATCGTAGGACTGATAACTAAATCTGTTTCAACCATTCCTACAATGTCCTGTTCAGTGTAGTTATCGAACTTCTCCATTTCTTTTGTAAGTTCTTCCACACCTACAGTCGGATCAAATATTGATTTTGTATTATAGCCTTTCTTCTCATAATATCTGAGTAACGAGTACTTTCTGAGCCTGTGATAATAGTAATTATAGTTGTCCAGACTACTCATCTCTCGTGCGCTTGCAAGATAATTTAAACCATCATTAGTCTGAAAAATCTCATATTGCTCTTTATAAGAAGAGAGATATGAATCTATAGTAAATTCATTTATATCTTTAACACCTTGCATATATGAATTAAAAATAGCTACATATAATAACTCATATAATGGTTCTGTGTCAAAATCTGTCCTATCTAATGGACGATCAATATCATCTATTAAAGTGGGGTCGAGCATTAAACATCCAATGGTATTTAAGATTGCTCTTTTATCCGTTAACGTTTCATACATGAATTATCCCCCAATTGTTGTAATATCTATCTGTTTAATTTTCTTTTGTTTAGGATTAATATAAACAGTTTTTTTCTTGTACATTCCCTCAGTACTTACATCCTTATTCCTATCACCCACAGATTTAACGGCTTTGTAATGCGCTTGTGCTTCAGTGTAATAATATGGAATGAGTCCTACGATATCCTCTCCAAATTCTTTTTCAAGAATATTGTGCATGTAAGTCAGTGTAGCATAAAGACCTTGGAATGTAAAGTTATATTTTTTAATATAGTTTTCTGTTAATGCGTAAATTTTTACAGGAAGCTCTGCAATACCAGTAGTTTTGCAGAGGTAATCATAATAAAGTTGTTTCTGTATATATTCTTCATCAGAAAGAGCATCTTTTAATTCGGCTTTCGGCTTTGAAACAGGCTTAATCTTTTTCTCGGCTTCCTTCTTTTTAACTTTTTCTTCTTTATCTACATGAATAGCCTTAGCAGCCGCACGGAAGCAAGCGGTATGCGCATATCGCTTTTTATAAGGGACTGAATCATTGTTATCTTCAATTGTTAAACCACATAATACGCATACACGCTTTCTTCCTTTAGCCATTTAATTATCTCCTGTTTTAAATATGACAATCTACAACTGTTGCAACCCAATCAAATTCTGCTGTATCAATAAAACGTTCTTTAAAATGAAGATCCCATTCAAGTTCATCGGCAGGATCGCCGTCTGTACAAGCGAACCATCCCATTTTAGATGGCTCATGCCAAACACCATCTGGAGTTACAACTGCATGATAACAGGGAATTTCCTGAGTCTTGATGTATGTTTCTGCATCTTTATAACGCTTTTTATAATATTCAGGGTTATAGAAAAAATACTTATCCTTTTCTCCTTCAGCACCTTCAACATTTATATTCCACCATTTAATTATATCTTCTCTTTTTTCTTTGTCAAGTGGCTGCACCCATTTGACATGACGCACAAAAGCACTATCAACAGCATCTGCTCCATGGTATCCTTCAACCGCACTTGGAATTACAGGGAGCAGTCCACTAAAACGACCGCCAACTACCCACCAATCGTATTTAGACTTAGGATTATATGTTGAAAGAATATTTCCATTTTCATCTGGCGTATGTCCAAACCAGTCTTCTGCCAATTCTTTATATTCCTGTTCACTAGTATATTCGTCTATATATTGAAAATTATAATATTTTTCATTTTCTAATTCTTTAATAGCCTCTTCTTTAGTTCGTTTAATATAAGGCTCTACATCAATATTTTCATTATAAGGTGCAAGTAATTCTTCAATCGGCTGATCTTCTTCATGTAAAACTAAAACTGCAAAATGACTCATTCTTTTTTCTCCTTGTTAATTCCAATTTCACAAATTTGTACAGCATCTTTCATCTGTACTTGTTGTCCAATGTAAGGACAATCTTTACATTCTGGATGTGAAGTACAAATTTGACGCATTTCCTGAAATAAATCTTGTGGTGGGGATTGACCATTAAACCCCCACTGCATATTATTGATATTTATGTTCATAAAATATACCTTTAATTTATGTTTGTTGCAATACCTTTTATAATTGGAACTGTTACAGAATTTCCTGCTTGTTTATATAATTGACTGTCAGAATTGACAAATTGCGCCCGTTCAAACATTTCGTCTGGGAAACCTTGTAATCGAAATGATTCTTTTGGTGTGATTTTTCGAACTACGACATAACAATTTTCTTTTTGATACCAAGTCGCATAACCAATACAATCTTCAGATATTTTAATATAAATACTAGGATGAGACTCGTCTTTTGTATCGATATCTACCCCAACACATACACCATGCCGATCAAGAGCAGTTAAAGTAAAAGCAGGTTCTCCATTTTCTTTAAACCGTCTTCCCATTTGACGCTTCTTTTCACGTTCTGGAGTTAAAACAGGAATTGCTACTTTTAATGGTTCTTTATAATCTGAAGAATTTAATGTGGGACTAATGCCATCAACAGATAATACACGTTCTTTATCTTCTCCGTAGTCTTTTTTCTTTCTTGTGTTGCCAATTACTTTAATTCCTATCATCGGTTCTCTACCACCACCCTCCATTTTATTCAATGTGGGAGCAATGCCATTAGGCGAATATACACGATATTGATTTAAATTTTGTCTGGTATCTCTATTTCGTTGACCAATTTGTATTACTTGAAAATTATTTTGTCCGTTTGTTCTTTGGTTAGAAAATATTTCTGTGATATTTGCTCCAGATCCTCTAAGACCTGCCACAAAGTAAACTCGCTCCCTGTTTTGTGGGACACATTCTGTGCTGTTAAGCAATTTCCATGCAACATCATACCCGCATGAGT